GATACCATAATATGGCCTGAAATTAAACGGAAGATTGAAAAGTATACCCCATTTGTAAATTATAACAGAGATAAATGCATGAAGCTATTGACAAATGTGTTTATTTGATGTATAATATACAGTATAATAATGAATAAAGTGAAATATAACAGAAACGACTACACTAGAGTCGTAATACAACGCAATACGGAGATATAAAATGTCATTTGCAAACCTTAAGAGCTCGCGAGGCTCGTCAATCGACAAACTCGTAAAAGCTGCAGAAGCAGTATCCACTAAAACAGATTCCAAATCATCTTACGGTGATGACAGATTCTGGAAACCTACCAGAGATAAAGCAGGAAACGGTTATGCCGTAGTCAGATTCCTACCAGCCAAAGAAGGTGAAGATCTTCCTTGGGTAAAATACTTTGATCATGGTTTTAAAGGACCAACTGGTCAATGGTATATCGAAAACTCTCTAACTTCAATTGGTCAAGATGATCCAGTAACAGAAGCTAATTCTGTTCTATGGAATACTGGTCGAGAAGAAGATAAACAAACTGCTCGTGATCGTAAACGCCGTTTGCATTATGTATCTAATATCTTAGTAGTATCTGATCCATCTAATCCTGAAAATGAAGGCAAAGTAATGCTTTACAAATTCGGTAAAAAGATCTTTGATAAGGTTATGGATGTAATGCAACCTGAGTTTCAAGACGAAGAACCAGTAAACCCTTACGATTTCTGGGAAGGTGCTGACTTTAAGATTAAGATTCGTAAAGTCGACGGTTGGGTATCATATGACAAGTCTGAGTTCTCTAAACCTGAAGGTCTATTCGATGGTGATGATGAACGTTTAGAAGAAATCTATAATAAGCTTTATTCTTTGCAAGACTTTATTGATCCTAAGAACTATAAGTCATACGCTGATCTAAAAGCAAAACTAAACAAAGTATTAGGTGTTCAAGCTGGTCATGATGCTGCCGCTCCTTCTACTCTTCCTGAAAATACTGCTGCTCCAACGATTGCTGCGACAGCTCCATCTGCTCTAGCTGAGCCTGAAGCGGACGCTTCTCCAGCACCATCAGCTGCAGACGATGAGGAAGATACTTTGTCTTATTTTGCTAAATTAGCACAGAAGGATGATTAATTCTTATAAATAATACTATAAGAATAAATATAATATAACAATAAGCTTATAAGCCCTCTTCGGAGGGCTTTTCTTTGCCTGACAGCTTTATAAATAATACTAATAAGATAAGTTGGAGATGCACAGATGGCATGGGGCAAGACATATAGTGGTAGATATAAGGTAAAGAATACCAGTAAGTATATCGGAGACTATAAGAATGTAGTATATCGATCATCATGGGAGAAGGTAGCATTCAAATGGTGTGACTCTCAGAGTTCAGTCGAGGCTTGGAACAGCGAGGAAGTTGTTGTACCATATTACAGCGAGATTGATGGCAAGCGGCATCGTTACTTTATTGATCTACAGATCAAAATGAATGGCAAAGTGTATCTAGTTGAGATTAAGCCTAAGAATCAGACGCGACCACCTAAGACGCGTCGTAAGACCAAGAAGTACATAACTGAAGTTACTACATATGTAACCAATACGTGTAAATGGAAGGCAGCCAATGAATATGCTAAGGATCGTGGCTGGAAGTTCGAGATTTGGACTGAAGATACACTTAAATCAATGGGTATGAAGATAATCTAATCAGCGCTGACGTAAGGTATAAATAGTATTATGAGTTCATTATTCACAAAGCTAAACAAGGGAGCCGGTAAGGCTGGTATTCAAAAGAATACAAAGCAGGCTCAGACTTGGTTTAAGAAGCAGATTAAAAACTTAGGTTCTGTTACTCCTAGTAAGATACTAAAGGATGACGGACTTTCTAAGGCAAGTACACCTATATCTGGTCAAATGTATCACTATGTGTATGATCCAAAGCATAAGGATACATTGCCTCATTATGATAGGTTTCCATTAACTATCTTTATTGAGCCAGCTAAGGGCGGCTTCTACGGTCTCAATCTTCACTATTTAGCGCCAGGTGTTCGTGCTCGATTCTTAGATGAGCTGATGGATACTGCACCTAAGCGCATAACCGATACTTCTAGGCTCAAAATCTCGTACGAGTTACTTAAAGGCGTACAAAAATATAAAGAGTTCCAACCATGTTTTAAGCACTATTTGACAAGTCATATAAAATCGAATATAGTTAGAGTTCCTATGACTGAATGGGATATTGCTATATTCTTACCAACTGAACAGTTTGAAGGTGCTAAAGCTCAGTCAGTATGGCGATATTCAAGAAAAAAGTATACAGGTAAATAATAGATGTCAACAATTGATAATTTTAAAGCAACGCTAAGTAAACGCGGTGGACTAGCGCAACAAAACAGATTTCAGATTATTTTTACTCCACCTGGTCAGTCGCTATTAAACATAAATGCGTCAACCTTGGTTGGAGCTCTACGTGGTAAAACGTCAGTAAAATCACTTATCAATGACCCACGGGATATAAGCATGCTATGTGAATCGGCGACGTTACCAGGTAGACAGATAACTTCAATGGATTATACATCAAATAAGAACACCGTAAAGGTTCCTTATTCTCTGATTAATGAAGATGTTACTCTAAGCTTTTTGTTAACTAATGATTATTACATTAAAACTATGATGGATGACTGGCTGGCTAGCATCGTAGACATGGATATATATAGAGTAGGGTACAAAAAAGATTTCTCAGTTGATGTAGTAATACAACAGCTAGATAGTAATAACGTACCGATTTATGGCGTTAGATTAGAGAACGCGTTTCCAACAACAGTTAGTAGTGTAGTTCTTGATAATAACTCAGAAAATACACCTCAAAAGCTTAGTGTAACATTGAGCTTTGATAATTATGTACCAGAAGGACCGCTAAGTAGCACAGGATCTGCTATTCGTGAAGCAGTTAGAGGCATCACGAACTTATTTTAAACTTTTAGGAGTAGCATATTATGGCTTTGCCAACAATGACAAGTTCCAAATATAAGGTAACTATACCTTCTACTGGAGAAACAGTGGACTATAGACCTTATTTAGTAAAAGAAGAAAAGATCCTAATGATTGCTTTAGAGTCTCAAGATCAAAAGCAAATACTTACAGCAATACAGAACGTTATAGGTGAATGTATAGACCAGGATATTGACGTTGATAGTTTAGCAATGTTTGATATTGAGGCGTTGTTCTTAGCTCTTCGATCTAAATCGGTAGGCGAACGTATAGAACTAATGGCAGCCTGCTCGAAATGTGAAAACAAAACAGAAATTGAAGTATTACTTGATGATGTTAAATGTGCTGAGTTTGATAAAGGCAGTAGAGTTATTGAACTATCAAGCGATGTTGGTGTCACTATGAACTTTCCATCTCCTGTCGTTATGAATTCTTTTAAAGAAGGAGAATTAGAATCAATTGAAGGCGTACTCAAACTAATCGCGCTAAGTATTGAATCTATTTACGATGAATCTAATGTATATCCAGCAGGTGATGAAACTGAAAAGTCACTAAGCGCATTTATTGAAAGCTTAAACAATAGTCAACTAACCAAGATTACTGATTTCTTTGAAGACATGCCATCGTTAGAACATACAGTAGAGTTTAAGTGTTCGGCATGCGATACTGATAACACACTAGAATTAAAAGGCCTACAAGCTTTTTTTACATAAGCCTCTCTCATGACTCGCTAATAAATCATTATCAGACTAATTTTGCGTTAATGCAACATCATAGTTATTCATTAACTGAATTAGATCATATGGTTCCATGGGAAAGGGAAATATACATTGCTATGTTACAAGAACACATCAGAGAAGAGAACGAACGCATTAAAAAAGAGAATAATAAAACGTGAATGATGAAAACTGGACAAAGAAGGTACAAGTAGAGGTTGAAGTTGGTGCTATCGAAAAGCTACCAAATAGATTCTCTAAAATTATCGATTTAGCAGAAGCCTTCGATTCGTGGCGTGTCTTTCCGCGTTTATTCATATGCTTCTACCTAGTTTTACTATATAATACTACAAATTGGTTTATAGCATTAGAAGACCCCACGATGCCGCAGGCTGGTTTAATATCAACCGTCATAGGCGCGGGAGCAGCCTGGTTTGGACTGTATGTTAATACAGGTTCAAGTAACAACAAAGGGAAGTAATAATAGATGGATGACGATAACAAACCAAATCAGAAAATTTCAGATAATTTAGCTAGGCTTACTGAGCAGATGGCTCAAGCCAATGCGCTAAACGAAACAACAGAATTATCAAGTCAACTAAACAATACATTAGAGAACAAACAGTTAAACCTTTCTAGCGGACAGACTGAAGTATTACAAGATTTAGTCGAAACACTTACTGGTAATACGTTATCAGAACTAGAAGATCGACAAGAAGCTAATAAGATCGCGAAAGAAACTCTTGATAAACTAACAGGTATTGAAAATAACACAAAAGCAAAAAAAGATGTTGCACCAATTGAGTTTGCTGGTGGACTAATAGCTAGCCTTATTACATTACCTGCGATATTAAGTGCTGGATTATTACTTGGTATATCTGATGCGACTAAGTCTTATGCTAAGTTTCTCAAAAAAGTACCATTAGTTAAATACCCAGTCATAGGAATAGAAAAATCAATTAAGTTCTTAGGCAAACTTTCCAATAGTGTTTTAGATGACATTAAGAAATTAGGTTCTGCTCTTAAAGGTCTATTTAAGGGTGGACCAATTGGTCGATTTATAATGTCATCTAAGCAAGTGTTTGCTATCTTTAGTGCCCAAGCGAAAGGTCTTCTTTCATTTAGGAACTTAGCCACAGGACAACTAAGAAGCTTCGACAAGACTCTTAAATCGGCTAAAGGTCTATCTAAGGTAGCAATTGGAATG